GAGCTAAACAGCTTAAATCCATGATGCGTATTATTACATATAAGGCTGCCGTAACTGGTACAACCATTATATGTAGTAATCATACATATGCTGACCCTGGTGCACTCCATCCTACCTTAGTCAAGCAACAAGCTGGGGGATCTGGTCCTATGTACATGGCTTCTTTATTAGTCCAAATGGCTGCTAAAAAAGAAAGAACAGACACAGCAAATGATAAAGACGAAGCGTTAACTGAAAGTAGAAATTACTCCGGTGTTACCCTTCGAATGTTAACTGTAAAAAATAGATTTATTCCTGCATTTTTACAAGCGGAAGCGTATTTAAACTTTAAAACAGGTTTAGATAAATATTCCGGATTAAAAGATGTTGCGGTGGCTCATGGAGTCATTCAACAAAATGGTTCTACATATAGCATGGGTGATAAAAAATTAGGATACTATAAAAATTGGCGCAAAGACGAGGAAGTGTGGAATAATATATTACCTAAGATAGAATCTTCTATACGTAAGCAATACCGATATGGTAACGCCTTAGAAGATAGTGCTATATTAGAACAAGACGATGAGTAAAGCCGTAGTACCAATTTCAGGTGGTTTAGATAGCTCAGTAATATTAAGCATTGCAAGTCAGCATCATGATGATGTATATGCTATATCTTATGACTACGGGCAAAAGCATTATAAAGAATTATTATATGCAGGGTGTCAAATTGATAATTATGATAACATAGAAGATCACAAATTTGTAGATATTAAATTCTTTAAAGACATTGCTTTTACATCCTCCCTTACCAATGATAATATTAAAGTGGCTCATACGAGAGACGTATTAGGCGATGCGCAAACAGTAAATTATGTCCCCTTTCGTAATATGATGATGTTATCTATTGCATGTTCATATGCAGAATCTGTAGGTGCAAATAGTGTGTATCATGGATCAGCATTAGTAGATAGTCAAGCTGGTTATTGGGACGGAAGCTCCGAATTCTTAGAACAAATTAACAATCTAACCGCGTTAAACCGAAAAAATAGAATTAAAATAGAATCACCATTAATACAATTATCTAAGAAAGAAATTATTAACCTAGGATTAGATAACGGAGTAAAATTTAAAGATACTTGGACTTGTTACGAAGGAAAAGATCTAGCATGCGGTTATTGTACTGCGTGTAGCTCTCGTATACAAGGATTCTTAGATAATAAAATGAAAGACCCAATTGAATATGAGCGAACAGATATACCATGGTAAAGAATTAGAATATTCTGATATTTTATTAATACCGAAATACAGTCAATTAGATACTCGAAACGCTGCTGATACATCTTTTAAGTTAGGGAAATTTTCATTTAACTTACCAGTAGTTCCATCTAATATGAAAACTGTAATAGATATCGAACTATGCAAGCAATTAGATGATAGCAATTATTTTTATATTATGCATCGGTTTGATAATATATTTGAAACAGTACAAAAACTTAATGACCTTAATTGTAATTGTGTAAGCGTTAGTATAGGAGTAAACCAAGATTCATATGACCAATTAGAAGCTATTATACTTAATAAATATAAAATTGATATTATTACAATTGATGTAGCTCACGGGCATCACCAAAAAGTCGGTAATATGATTAGGTTTGTTAAAAAACATTTTCCTGATTCAATAGTTATTGCTGGTAACGTTGGAACATACAATGGGTTTCAATTTTTAGAAGATGCAGGAGCAGATGTTATTAAAGTAGGAATTGGATCTGGAGTTATTTGTACTACGAGGTATAAGACCGGTTTTGGTACACCTATGTTTTCAACATTATTAAAAATTAGCTCACATAAAACAAAAGCTAAAATAATGGCCGATGGTGGATGTAAAGAATTTGGAGATATTGCAAAAGCTTTAGTTGCAGGAGCAGATTGTGTAATGGCTGGATCTTTTTTTGCAGGGTGTATTGACTCTCCCGCAAAACATATTAACGGGCGTAAACAATATTATGGTAGTACATCATATACTCAAAAAAGAAATAAATTAAATTTTGTTGAAGGTAAACAAATAGAAATAGACTTAGCACCGGAATATAATATTAGATTAAGAGAAATTGAAAAGGCTCTTAAAAGTTCTATTTCTTATGCAGGCGCAACAGATTTAAGTTGCTTTTCAGATGTAAAGTTCATACAATTAAAGTGATATGTGTGGAATTTTTGGATCAAACAATATTAAAACATTTAGAGAGTTATATACAAAAAACTCAGAGAGAGGTAATTTTGTACGTAGTGTAACAATGTTATTCCCGGGCGGAATGAAAAATGACATTAAAGTATCAACAAGATATGAACAGGACTTTGATAAACATATAGAAGAGAATCCTTTTTGTATATATTACCTAGGACATGTACAATCTCCTACGTCAAAAATTAGAACATTCAACGCTGATACCTCTCACCCATTTACATATAAAAATACATATTTAGCACACAACGGAGTATTACAAAATTTTAATGAGTTAAAAGAAAAATATGAACTTAAAGGTAAAACAAATAACGTCGATAGTAGTGTGATATTACCACTGATATATATGTCTGGTATTAAGAATGCACTATCGGACATTCAAGGTACATTTGGATGTTGGATGTATGAACCAAACATGGGTAGATTGCGTATTTTTAGGTCTGGATCAACACTATTTACTAATAATGAATCTTTTAGTTCAGTGCAATTACCCGGGTGGGAATCAGTAAAAGAAGGGCTGATATATGAATTTAATTTTAGTAAAAATAAATTTTTCGAAAAACAAGCTTTTGAATTAAATTCTCCGTTTTTTATATGAAAACATTAATAGCGGTCGCGACTGAGACTAATAAATCTAGCTTTAAAACTACTAGATTATCTAAAAGTCTCACCTTACATGAAAATAATACCGTTACCACTTTTGATCTTCAGCCTACATATAAGAACACTGGTGGTTTGTGTGCTGTTTATAATAATTATCTCACACCACAAAACCTTAAGAAATACGACTGTATTTTATTTGTACACGATGATGTGTTTATTGATAGTATAAATTTTTTAAAAGAAATTCGGAATTTGTTTAAACAAGGGTTTGATGTAGTTGGTTTAGCTGGAGGCAGTAAATTACAAGTTAAAAAACCTTGTTTATGGCATATATTATGTAAACCGGAATCACTGTCTGGAATAGTATCTCATTATCAAAATAACACAGACTACTCTCCTACAATATTTGGTCCAACACCTAAAGAAGTAATATTATTAGATGGTGTATTCTTAGCTGTTCGAACTAAATCCATCGCAAGAGAAAAAATAAAATTTGATACTAATCTTAAAGGATTTCATTATTATGATTTAAAGTTTTGTTTAGATTGTCATTTAGCCGGTCTGCGCTTAATTACTGCCCCTATTCACGTTATTCACGAATCTCCTGGGCTACTCAACCACACAGAGGAGTATAGCAAATCAGAAGACTACTTCTATAATACTCTCGTTAAACATGCTGACAAACGAAAGTAATTACTTAGACATTGATTTAGAATATTTAGAAAAAGTAGTTTTTAAGAACTGTCTTGAAGACGAAATGTATCTAAATTCTATTATTGATAATCTTAATTATAAATTTTTTAAAAATAAAGACTTTCAACAAATAGTTAAAATCATACAAGCTCTTTATCAAAAAAATAATAGGCGACCAACTCCTACTGAATTAGAATTATATCTAAACACACCTCAGCTTAAAGATCATTATCAATCAAGTAAAAAAATTACTAACGCTCTAGAAGTAGATCTATCTAATGATATATTACTTTCTTATACAGAGAAGTTCTTACAAGAGCAAGCTGTATTTAATACATTTTTAGAAATTGTTGATAATAAAGAAAGAGATATAAAAAGTATTCATGACAAATTCTCAAAGGCATGTAATATTTCTATTACTACTAACGTAGGTCATAATTATTTTAAAGATGTCGAACAGCATATTACTGACTTAACGACCCGTGAACAAAAGATTAAAACAGGATGGAATTGGTTAGATGCTAGGCTAGGGGGTGGTTTCTTAGAACAAGGTCGTAGTATGTATGTGTTCGCTGGTCCTACTAATGTGGGTAAGTCTATATTTTTAAGTAATATAGCAAGTAATGCAGCATCAGAAGGTAAAAATGTTTTAGTTGTTTCTCTTGAAATGTCAGAAATGATTTATTGTAAAAGGATTACATCTAAACTCACCGGGTTACCTATAAATTATTTACATGATCATGTAGAAGAATTAAGAGAAAGGGTAGGTAAATTTAAAATGACCCATCCACGAGCTAATATGATAATTAAAGAATTTGCTCCAAGTTCTATTACACCTCCACAGCTTGAAGGGTATATTAAAAAATTAATAAATAAGAAATTTAAACCTGATATTATAGTTCTCGATTATTTAAATCTCTTAGCAAGTACATATGGTAATAATTCATACGAGCGTGTTAAGAGTATTTCTGAACAAGTGAGAGCAATGTCATATACATTTGAATGTCCAATTATAACCGCGACGCAAGTAAATAGAACAGGGTATGGAAACACTGCTAATGGCCCTGGGTTAGAAGCTATTGGAGAAAGTTATGGATTAGGAGCCACTTCAGATGTTATTGTAAGTATTTGGAGAACGGAAGAAGATGAAGAAGACAACGCGCTTCATATAGGCATTATTAAAAATAGATTTGGTTCTAATACAGGTAGCACTCGAGTCTCTATAGACTATAATACTCTTACTCTTACAGAAAATAATGATTTAAATATTAACGAAGATGTAAATGCTGCGGAAAACGATGCTGTACAATTCGGGAGAGTAATGTAAATATATACAAAGCATAGTGAGAGAGAGATCAACAACATCAACATATATAAATGGTGACGATCCGGCGAATCTGGAAACTGAAGACCAGGTTAACGAATATTTTCGCTTAAATGAAAAAGCTAATAATGAACCAGCAGTTCCTTTCTCGATTAAAAACTTTACTCTGAATGAAGAGGAGTTAAATCATTCATTTAATAGACTCGGTATTACTCCATCTCCCTCTAGAGCGATGAGCAATTTATTCTGGATTAATATTAATTGGCAAGAGATAAAAAAAACGTTAGGCGAAATAAACATCTTAGATTTCGGGTGTGGTAATGGAGGGTATTTTAAAAAATTATATGAATGGTCTAATAAATCTATATCATCATATACTGGTATAGATTTACAAGAATCTTCTAAATGGAAAAATTATACTAATGCATCTTTTATAAAATTAGACATTGATAAAAATATTGATAATCTAAAATCATTTTTCCCAGAAAAAATAAATTTCTTTATGTCTCAATCTGCTTTAGAACATATAAAATATGATTTAGGAATTTTTACACAAATAAAAGAATATATTTTAAAAAACAAAAAACCTGTTACTCAAGTACATTTAGTACCAGCACCGGAATGTCTTAAACTATATGGTCCTCATGGTTACAGACAATATGGCCAAAACGCTCTTAATAAAATAATAAATCTATTTAAAGATTTTTGTGATATTAAAATCTCCGGGCTTTGCGGTGAAAATTGTAATAATCTTCATTTTAACTATATTACAAACCCAATATATTATTTAAAAAAAACTGACAAAAGAAACACACACCCAAATGAATATACAGAACAATTAAAAACATCAATTAAAGAAGATATGAAAAAACAATCAATAAGTTCTGCTTGTTTTTGGGCTTTAGAGATTAATTACAAATGACAAATAAAACCGAAATAATTTTTACAGACTTAGATCTCGACGGTTGCTGTAGTTATTTAATTTATACATGGTTTAAACAAACTAAGCCAAAAGCTGTAACATTAAAAGTATCTAATATACGTGAGAAATTATTAGGATGGCTTAATTACAATAAAATTGAAGATTATAAAAGAGTATATTTCTTTGACTTAGACACTACAGAAATTAAAGATTTAATAGATAAACCCAATGTACTTATTTTCGATCATCACAAATCCCATGAAGATGATTATTCATTTGCTAAAACATATATTGATATAAACCAAACATCATGCAGTAAGCATTTATATCAAATATTCAATCACATATATCCAGACGTAAATTTAACCAGGGAACAAAAAAAGCTGGTTACATTTGCTGATGATTATGATTGTTATGAATTAAAATACCCTGAAAGTAATAAATTAAGCTTTTATCTTTGGTATAAAAACGGTGATAAATTACAAAATTTTATTAATGATTTTGAAAATGGTTTCTTTGGCTTTACTAATGAGCAAAATAAAATAATTAGCTATCATTTCTATAGATTTAAAAAAATGAGGGATAATATAGATCTATTTAAAGCAAAGCTTTCGATAGCAGGAAAAGAATACGAGTTTATTAGCGCCTTTGTCAGCGAATATGTTAATGATTTTGGACAATATATTGTTGATAATTATAAGTGTGACGTATGTATGATGATTAATTTAAAAAATAACAGAGTATATTTACGTAGAAATAGAAATATTGATTTTAATTTAAGTAAATTTGCTAAAAAAATATGTGATGGAGGAGGTCACGAATATGCGGCGGGTGGTATATTAAATGATAATGTACTTTCTTTAAGTAAACAATTCGAGCCGCTAAATAAAAAATGACAGATAGCCCGTATACAATTTTAGAACGAAAAGATATTGTACATACTTTTCTAACATTATGTAGTTTTGTTTCTATTTGTGAAAATAGAAAGATCAACCTCGCAAATGTATTTTTATTAGTTTTAAAAGAGGAGAGATATAGAGAACTTTTTAAAAAGGCGTTATTAATAGATAATAATTTTGAATTAGTAAAAATATTTCTACAACACGATCCATATTTATATAAAAGTAAATATATAACTAAATATCTTAAAAAAAATTCTATAGATTTATGAATAAACTATCAGTGTTTGAGAAAAATATATATAATATTTATCTTAAAACTTCTAGAAATAAAAAAGGATTTACCCCTCGAAAAGATTTTAAAAAACTAGACGATACAAAATACGTCTTACTTAAGAAAATATCAAATACTTTAAGAAATAAAAAAATCGATCCAATTATATTTTTTAATGCACCATATAAATTATATTCAGAAAAATATGTACCGCTTGATTTTTATAGTACATTTAACGCTATTTCTACATATAAAAAATACACAACAGATATAGAATTAACAAAACCTGATCATGAATTTAATATTACTAGATTAAGAAATAGCTTTAAATTTATCTATGATATGTGTATTAAACATAATTTAACAAGATGCGACGAATATCTCGACATACAGTCAGGAATATATCCTAATTTTATTCTAGATCTAAAAAATAATGATATTAATTATTATTCTTTATTATCTCTCGATATATCAGAAAAAAATATTAAGCTAGAAAAAAATATAGTTGAATTTGCATGTAATAGCTTTTATAATACTTTAAGTAGTTTGAGATCGAAATATACATTTTCGAAAAAACTCAAACCTTTGGGAATAAAATTAAATAATACTATAAATAAAATATTAAAAATAAAATGACAACAAATATGTTTGAATCAATTAGAGGAGCGATGGCTCAGACCGCGCAACAAACTTCAACTAGTAACATTATGCGACTAAAGCCGGGTAATACATATATATTACGGCTTGTACCGTTCGTAAAAGACCCTAGTAAAACATTTTTTCATTATTACTCACATGGTTGGGTAAGTGAAATGACAGGACAATTCCAAAGTGCGATTAGTCCACAGACATGGGGAGAAAGGGATCCTATTGCAGAGGCTCGGTATAGACTCTCTCGTACTGGCTCTGAAGAAGAAAAGGAAAAAGCAAAAGCTTTAAACCGTAAGGAAAATTGGCTCGTTAATGTTTATGTAGTAAAGGATCCTGATAATCCAGAAAATGAAGGTAAGGTAAAAATTCTTCGATTTGGTCGTCAATTACATAAAATTGTAATGGAGGCAATGGAAGGAGAAGACGCTGATGAATTTGGTGAAAGGATTTTCGATCTGTCGAAAGATGGTTGCAGTTTCCGAGTCAAAGTTGAAGAACAAGGCGGGTATCCAACATATGTGAGTTCTCGATTTGCTAGTCCTTCTCAAATCTCAGGAGTAACGGATAATAATATTAAAGATGTTTATGATCAAACATTTGATCTAGAAAATGTTTTCCCAGTCAAAAGCTACGACGAGTTGCAGACAATGCTTACCGAGCACTACCACGGTGTTACAGAGGATTCAGTAACAGAGCCCGCACAAAAGCAATCACCAAAACCACCGTCAGAAGAGGAAGATGATTTACCTTTTGATGATTTAGAATCTACATCAAAAGGTGACTCTAAGTCGTCGACTATTGATGATGATAAAGTTAAAGAACTTCTTGATACTTTGGAATAAAAAATGAATGACGAGGACGCAGTAAAGCTCGCTATTCATGGGATGAATACGCAAGCGCATGGAATGAATAGGAATATTGTTCAAAAAAGCGCTACAATGCAAGATATACCATTACAAAAAGACATATATACGCAACCAGCGCGAAGCCCTCAACCCCAACCACAACAACCTCCACAACCACAGCAGCAATTACATCAACAGCCTGTTGCTCCTCAACCGCAAATTACAGGAGACCCTGCTCTATTGAATAGTTTAATAGAGCGGGTCTCTGCTGTTGAAAAACAATTTACTAAATTCATAACTTTAATTGAACGAAGAGTTGCAAAAAACGCAAAAGAAATTAATATACGAATCAAATTAAACGAAAATAATGATTCTACCAATAAAGAATAAAGATAATTTTATTCAAAATTTTCTTAATCCAGTATCGAGATTAGACTCTGCTGCAACTTTAGATATAAGCAATAACATATCTACTATTGTTCATAATAATTCTAACATTTTTCTTAAAGCAGAATATAAAGTCAGTTGGGATGATCACCCTCAAGACAATATTATATGTTTACCAGATACAGTTAAATTAATTAAAATTTTATCATGCTTAGATGAAGCTGATATACACCTTAAAGTAGAGGAAAACTGTATTACATATAATGATAAGTTTAATAGATTTAAATATCATTTATTTGATAGTAGTATAACTAAAAACAATGCATTTGATTTTAATAAAATAGA